AAAAAATGATAAAATGGGTACAAGAAAACATCTCAAAAGGTAATATCTTTTGAAAAGTTTTTCTTGTCGCTAGCCTCACGCTCAGAAGTTTGCCGACCGAGAGCGTGGGGCTTTTTTTGTTTGTGTAATCAAAAAAGCTGCACAATTATTGTACAGCTGTGACCGAGGCAGGAGCTACCTGCCGTATTTTGCACTAGATGAGTTCATCTAGGTAATCCAACTGTATTTTATCAAAATTTCTATTTAGCTGTCAAATATAATCCGTTCGGAACACTCTCCTCAGTCAAAATTTGAGAGTGTTTTTTGTTTGTTATGCATTATCATCTACTCTGTCTTGTAAGATGATCAATTTTTCTTTCAGGTCATTTACTCTTGCTAAATTACTATTCATTTCATTGATGTAGTAATTGATTTCATTGTGAATTTCTAAAGCGCTTGTTGGTGCATTTAGGGAGTTGAAATAATTAACTAATTCTTTGCAAAATTTAGCGTACTCACTGTGATACCTTATTTGCACTTGGCACATCATTAAATCAAATTTATTTTTGTCCCATGTTGGGAAATCGATATCAAGATTTGTAGGGTATCCTTTAGCTGAGTGTATCTCCCATAGCGACGAATATTTATCAGCAATACCCCTCCCTTCATCAGTCAAAAGTGTTTTGCCGTCATCATCATAAAGCAATGAGTTGTCTTTGAATTTTCTTGTTATTTTTTCAGCATTTAGATTGTAATCATGAAAAAAATATTTAGGGATTGATATAGTTGATTTTCTTCCACTCTTTGTTTTCCCCCACCAAACCAAGAGTAGTAACTCTCTAAGAGGATAACCCTCTGGAGTTTTAAAGCTATCGTTGTATTTTGGAAAATCAAAGCCTCTTCCATATATTTCAAACATATTAGGTCTTGAGTTTAGTATTTTGAAATACTTAGGCCGATAGTAGTCAAATTCTTTAGACGGAGAAACAGTAACGGAAATTTGTTGTGGTTCTTTCTGTTTTTTACTTCCAAATAAAAAATTAAATATTCCCATTTTAAAAACCTCTCTAATGATTAACTTATAACTCTAACTACCAAAAGGCATGAAATTACCAACAATTTTTCCAATAATGCGAGGGTCCTCGTCGTAAGGTGCAAACCTATCTTTATATTTCGGATTAAGGGAGACTAAACGCAATCCATCAGATTCACGATAAACCTTTTTAATATATGTTTGGCCGTCCCAATCAACGGCATAGACCGCCCCGTCATAATCAAAACCAGTCTCTTTTATGAGTACAACCTCTCCGTTTTGGAACTTAGGTTCCATAGAGTCACCAAAAACCCAAGAGGCAAAATCATGATCTAAATCTTTATTATAAAAAACAGTATCATAGTTTCCGTCGTTAAAATAAGAGTAACCATTACCAGCCGCCAATTTTTCAAAAACACGATATTCAAAAAGCTTTTCCTCAATTGTGATTACTTTATTATTTTGCTCTTTCAATTGTTCGTTAGCGTAGTTAAGAACCTTTTGTTTTCTCGGAGTTGATAACTTGACAACCTTTTCAGTAATTTTATGAACCAACGGGGATGTGGGAATTTTTAACTCTTTTACTTCCTGAGCTTTATCCTCTATTAAGTCTGATTTATTAACTCCAAAATAGTCTGCAAGTAATTCGATCTTTCCTATCCGAGGATAAGTTATGCCTTTTAACCAATCTCTTACAGTAGTGTATTTCAATCCGAGATCAGAACAGAGCTTATTTCTATCAATCCCTCTGCTACTCATCAAATTTTCCAAGTTCGCAGAAAAAATTTCTTTACTTTTGTTATTGCTCATTTTTATCACTCCTTTATATAGTATATATTACGGCAAAAACGCAAAAAAGTAAAGAAAAAAATAAAAAAATACGAAAAAAACGCAAAAAATACTTGACATTGCGGTTTAACCGCATTATAATATAGTCATAGTTGAGTCAGTCAATTATAAAAAAACGATAGAAAGGACAGCAACATGCCAAAAATGACTCTTAAAACATTGCGAACGCTAAAGAACTGGCGACAAGTGGACGCGGCTAAGGCTCTTGATGTCTCTGCTGACACTTGGGGAAATTGGGAGCGAGGTAAAACAGAGCCTACCGTAACGCAGGCTTATCAAATCGCTACTGCTTTTGATGTGTCTATTGATGACATTATTTTTTTACACAAGATTGCGGTTTAACCGCAAAAGAAAGGAGCAAACATGAATGAACTCATCAACGTAACTCTGAATGACAATCATGAGCCTGTTGTTTCTGGAAGACAACTTCATGAAGCTCTGGGAGTCAAAACAAAATATGCCGACTGGTTCAATAGAATGATTGAATACGGCTTTACAGAAAATCAAGATTTTTTGCTTCTCAAAAATGAGCAGCAAACAGGTCGAGGTGGACACAACAAAGTAGACCACATCATCAAGCTAGACATGGCTAAAGAAATTGCTATGATCCAGCGGACGGAGCGAGGCAAGCAAGTCCGACAATACTTTATACAAGTAGAGAAAGACTTTAATAGCCCTGAGAAAATCATGGCAAGAGCTTTACTCATGGCTGATCAGAAAGTCCACAAGCTGGAGGCTCAGATTGTGGCTGACCGTCCTAAGGTGCTATTTGCCGACGCAGTTAGCGCTAGTCACACATCTATCTTGGTTGGAGATCTAGCCAAGCTCATCAGTCAAAATGGTTTCAAAATTGGAGCAAATCGCTTGTTTAGCTGGCTACGTGACAACGGTTATCTTATCAAGAAACGTGGAGCTAGTTGGAACATGCCTACGCAAAAATCAATGGAGTTAGGTTTGTTTGAAATCAAAGAAACTAACATCCAGCACGCAGACGGTCATATCAGTATCAATAAGACTAGTAAGGTCACTGGTAAGGGCCAACAGTACTTTATCAACAAGTTTCTTAATCAAGAGTATTTACCAGGTTAGAAAGGAGTGACATGGAAATCAGACGGAAACCAAGACGTTATCCATATAGTGGAAAATTAAAAGCTTCAACTACTGACATAGTCAAGGCTTTGGAAAAAGCTTATTCAGCATATCGTGTCAAAGGTGAAAAAAAGCAACAAAAGGGGAAGAAAAATTATGAGTGAAATAGGCAAGTATCTAGAAATCTCTGGAGAGATTGTAGGTCAGATTGTCGCAGAAGAAAAAGAGACACTGCTTATCAGAAAAACAATAGTAGATAAAGAATTAGTGAAACGTGAAAACGAAGAACTAGAAACAATTATCTCTCACTTGTTACTTACCGAAAAAGCAGTGTATCTATCAAAGAATTATTTAGATAATTATTGGGTTAAAACAGTTGAATTACCTAACATTCCTGTAACCATCTATGCGATTGACAGCGTGGTCTTGATTAACAAACTCTTTGGCATGTAAATTTGGTTCAGCATAGCCATTAACATACTCAATGAGTGTAATCAAATAACGATTAGTTTTCGGGTCGGGATTTCCAACCACGTTACTACCAGGGGATGCTGAGATATAGAAAGGAGCGCACATGAAACAATTAAAACTAAGCATTAAACCCAAGCAAGAACCTACCGAAGGTCAATCTCTTAATTCGTCAGGTTATTCAATAAAAATCAATGACTGGGAACTTGGCAGAGGGGTAACTGATTTTAAATTAGAAATGTCAGCAGACAAAAAACCAAAAGCCACCGTCACATTTACACCAGATGTTATTGATGTAGATGAGATGATGGCAGTTGTAGGAGTTCAAACATTACTGTCTGAACTCAATGAATAGACCGCTGAAATCTTCCTTGAGTAAACCAGTGATTTGACCAGATGAAATCAGTTGCTTGGCAGTATCTTTGAAATCATCTTCCTCAAATTCTGGAGCGTGGAAGTCGTGCCCTGTACCTACTGGGATAGATGGCTCAAGCGCAGCAAACTCAAGAATTTTATCAGCTAGAGTTTGATTAAAACTCATTACTTATCCTCCTTTCGTTTAGGATAAGTCAATTATAGCAAAAAAGCCCCTCTGGAACGGCAATTCCATTGAGGGACTTAGTAAAACATTTACGAGGTAATTATATCATGAAAACAGTAAAAAAGGAATGGGAGCCACGAATTGTAAACATCATGGCAGATGGCTCTCAAGTTGACGATCTGACAGGATATGTCATCCCTGCCGGGCATTCGTACTATGACATAATTTTAGGAATGAACAAGCGAGAGTTACAGAAAGGGGCTTAAATATGAGGTATGCAGTATATTCTAAGAAATACTCACGAAAATTACACATCTATCAATAACACTTTCACTCAAGATAAGCAACTGAAACCAGCCACAATAGGGATTTTGGCAGTCATACTGACTAATAAGTCTGATTGGGTTGTGTATCCTGACGAGATTGCACGACGTCTAGGAATAAGCAGGCGCACCGTAGATGAGCACTTTAAGCTTTTAGAGAAAGCAGGCTATCTCAGAGTATACCGCTTAGGGTTAGGCAGAGGTAAAGGCGTAACGGTACATAGATTTTTTTCAGATATGCCTATTTCAGATGACTACTTTGAGTATCTAAAAACTAATCTTGAAAAAGAGTTATCCACAGATGACGGAGTTTAAAAATACAGTTGGAAAAAATTGCCATGTGTAAAATTGCCATGTGTAAAATTGCCATGTGTAAAATTGCCATGTGTAAAATTGCCCTCTAATAAATACTAACTATACAACAAGTACTAACTATACAATAATCTAAGCCTAACGGCACTAACTTAGTAATAACTACTAACTTTACAACAAACTACTACTAATCTAAATAAAGAAAAGGATAACTGAGTTATCCACAGGAGAAAAATCATGATTGACAAAGACCAAATTATCAAAGCGCAACAAGAAAAAATTGAACGCATTGAACAACTGCAAGAAGAACTACATAAGCTATCCATGTTTTGATTGCTAACTGTGAATATCTTAGGACTACCTGATGACCTAGAAATGTCACTAAAAGCTGTGCACAATGTCTCACATGCTATCAAGGATGTATTAGATGGCATGAGTCCAAGAGAGGCTATTAAAAAGAACATGACGGAAGATGATGAGGAGGAAGAATAATGTTAGCAAAACTAAAAGAATTTTTTGGACTAGATGACCTTTTAGGTGATGGACAATCAAAATCAAACAGCAATTTGATTGACGTTAGAACCCTCCAAGCCGAAAACAAACAGCTTAAAGCGATTATCAAGAAACAAAACGACTTACTAAAAGAGCTCTCTGAGGAAAATATGGAGCTTGGACGTAGTCGCAGACAGTACGCTGATACAGTCGCAATGCAACAACGCCTGATTGATGTCTATCAAGACATGGCAGGGTAGGAGGTAGCACATGGACAGAGGACTATTTGGCACCTTTGACTATGACCGTGATTACTTGCAGCCTCCTGAACCTAGGGAAGAACGTGACCCAGCTGATTGGATTTTCAGCGCTGGTCAATGGATCTATGTAGGAGATTGTTAGCCTATGAATAGAGAACACTATGAGGATAATGTCCACTGGAGAAAGAGGCAGTTAAACACTTGTTATGAGTTGGGTGCTATTATCAACGAACAACAGGACAAAATAGTCTCACTTATGAACGAAAACAACCGCTTGAAGCGTGAAAATTGGAACTTAAAACACAACAGAGGTAGAAGAAAATGAATAATAATCAATTATCAACACAACAGGCTAAACGTGACATTTCTGTCAATGCCCTTGACTGGACATTTGAAGACATCAAACGCTACTTTGATCCTCAGAATTTACTTACTGAGAAACAGGTGGGACAAGCTTTGTCACTTATCAAAGGGCGTAACCTAAACCCTTTAGCTAACGAGGTCTACATTGTAGCCTATAAAAACCGCAATGGAGGGACAGAGTTCAGCTTGATTGTCTCTAAAGAGGCTTTCTTGAAACGTGCGGCCCAGAGCAAAAACTATGAGGGATTTGAGGCTGGCGTGGTTGCTGTAGATAGAGATGGCGTTATGCACGAACGCAAAGGGGCTCTTATGCTACCTGGTGATACCTTGGTAGGCGGTTGGGCTAGAGTCTATCGCAAAAATTTCAAAGTACCTGTAGAAATTCAGGTATCTCTTGAAGAATACAACAAGAAACAAAGTACCTGGAACAGCATGCCAGCTACTATGATCAGAAAAACAGCCCTAGTTAATGCTCTTAGAGAGGCTTTCCCTGAGGATTTGGGGAATATGTACACAGAGGACGACGGTGGAGAGACATTTGACCGTATCAAAGACGTCACACCTCAAGAGAGTCGTGAGGATGTAATTGCACGCAAGATGGCTCAGATTGAACAATTCAACAAAGAGCAAGCCCACACAGATCCTGAGCCTACTCAAAATGAGGAGCCAATCCAAGGCGAGCTACTAGATGACAATGAGCTTGAATTTTAGAGAGGGGGAGCAACATGCAAGAATTACAGGTAAAAGTAACACAGGCACAGGTTGAAATCATTGACCGTGAGAAATTTGAGCAGAATATCAATGAGGTTGTGACTAAGTATCAAAATTACACAGTTACAGCTGCAACCATCAAGGATGACAAGCAGACACTTGCCGATTTACGGAAGTTAGACAAGCAAGTCTCTGATGAGCGGATCAGGAATAAGAAAGTCTTATCTGAACCAGCTGACGAATTTGACAAGTATGTCAAGAATGCCATCCAGCCTCTAAAAGACATCATCACCAAAATTGCTAGTGATGTCAAAGAGTTTGAAGAACATCAAAAGGCTGTCCGAATTGACACAGTCAAAGGCTATCTAGCCAACAAATCAGCTGAGTACATGCTGGATCCTCGTCTCTTTGATGAAAAGGCCCTTGAGTATGTCAAGGCTGGCGATGTCATGGCTGACGGCGTGACACTTAAAAAAGCCACTATGAAGTCACTTGATGACATGGTCACATTTGAGTTTCAGAAACAGCAAGAATTTGAAAAGGCTAAGTCAGCTATTTCAGGGTTATGTGCTGAGTACGGCATGACTGACTCACCTTACATCCGACAACTGAAAGACTTGACGCTTGCTGAGGTCTTTGAGCAAATCAAAGCTGACTATGAATTTGAAAAGCAAAAGGAAGAACTCAGACAGGCTCAAGAACGAGCAGAGCGAGAAAGTCAGGAGCTTTTAGCAGCTCAACAAACTAAACAGCAGCAACAAGCTCCAAAATCAACGGAAAGCCCAAAATTTGACCCAGAGGCTGGCGAAATCCTGGACGGTGGGCAAATCCCCCAAAATGAGCAGAACGCTCTTAGAGGGGCTAAAAACGGCTCAGATGAATACAACATAAAAATGGGACTTACTGTATTTTTTAAAACGATTGAGGAAAAAGAACGATTTAAAAAGGCTTTGTCTGACGCTGGTTTTGAACATCAAAAAAATTATTGGGTTCCAGAATTTGGTTGGATTAAACCTCTACAGCAAGAAGAGCTCAAAGATAATTTGAAAGTTGGGACGGTGAAACGTCGTGGAAATTAGAAAAGTATCTGACAGCGTATCCATCTACTCAGACGGTAAGAGATTGCAAGTTATCCATAACTTAGGGGATGAGTTTATCCTTGATTTCAATCTAGCAGAGGAGAAAGCCTATAATGTGGACAGTCTGTATCAGTTTATGCTTTTAAAGATTGAGCCTGTCTTTAAAGTTTGCGGTTTTTGCTCAAAAGCTGGAGAGGGTATGCAGCGCTTAAAACATGCCATCACCCACTTTGAGAGATTTGAGCAGTATATCAGAGACAATCAGGATGACCTGATGGTCTGGTGGCACAACCCAGGAGGAAAGTAGATGATTAACAACGTTACACTGGTTGGGAGGCTTGTAGCGCCTCCTGACCTACGAAAAACGCCTAACAATGTATCTAGCTTGCAGGGGACGCTTGCGGTCAATCGCAATTTCAAGAATGAAAATGGAGACCGTGAGGCTGATTTTATCAATTTTCAAGCGTGGAGAGGCACAGCTGACGTCATTGCTCAGTATTGTAGCAAGGGTTCACTTATTGGGATCATTGGACGCATACAAGTCAGGTCTTACGAGAAAGACGGTCAGCGTCGATATGTGACCGAGGTAGTCGCTGAGAGTGTATCTCTGCTAGAGAGTCGCAACAGTCAGCACGGACAAGGGCAAGGCAACAGTTTCCAAAATGGAAATAGCTCACCTTTTGCCGATCCTAACCCATTTGACCTCCCAGATGACGGCTTGCCGTTTTAGGTAGATAAGCAGAGGCAAGAACAGTGAAATCATTAAAAATTAAGCCTGGAGATTATGTAAAAGTCCTTAAAAATGGGGATTTTCACAATATAGTCCAGATTAAAAAAATATACGGGAGTTGCATAGAAACAAGCCATGGCATTTACAACACTGAAACTCTTGCAAGTCGAGTGAATAAGAATTGTGTTATATCAGGGATTGTAACGTGGGAGGACCAGGATGGAGTGGACGGATTGGGTGGAATGGGAACCTGAAACTAAAACGGACATCAAGACCAAAATTGAAAATGATGGGTACACTTTTCCACACTACGACAAGAAAAATAATGGCGTCAAGTACGTCATTTCCACAATAGACATCAAACGAGACTGTCTAAGGCTTGGGGTACCATTTGAAGATGTGTACCCTTTGCAAACTACACTTTTTTAACAGGAGAAAAATATGTCATTTTATGTTTATAGACAAAACAATTCTGGAGGATATTTTGTAGAAGATGAGAATGTAGGAATCCATGTCATCATAGAGTCTGACACAGAGGAACAAGCAAATAAAAAATTTGATGAGATCCTTGATGGAAATTCTAAATATACAAAATACTGTCCATGCTGCGGAGAACGGTGGTATGGTGTTGATACAATTTATGAAAAAGTAGAGGTCGCAGCCCCTTTGGCTGAAAAACTAAAACAACATCGCTACTATGCTGAAGCTGTTTTGTATGCAGCAGATGGAACCAAGAAAAAGATACCTTATCTTATTTATGGTATGTATGAATATTTACAATGAATTTTTACAGGAGAAACAACATGATAACTAAAATCAATGTCCCAAAAACATCAATCGTAATCGAGATTGAAAATAAAGAAATCAAAATTGAGAATATGATTGGCTATGATATGAAGATGGTTTTTAGAAATCAGGACGCAGAGCCGTCTTTGGATGAAAATGGGGATGTTTTTGAGCCTCTCTACTGGCTAGACATTAAGGCCAAACCTGAGGAGGACATAGAATACCATACGAGCTTAGGAGTGAAGAAAGAAAAAAGAAAACTAGCTGAGTTACAAATATTCTTTGAATATATCGAGGCTAACAAACAAAATCTTTTTGATCTCTGTGGATTGAGAGGGGAGCTTAGTTAGGATGAAATTGACCCTGAAAATTGAGCCTAAACCTCAATCACGGCCAAGATTTGCAAGGCGTGGGAGTTTTACCACAACTTATGAAGACAAGGGCATGAAAGCCTGGCGCAATCATTGCCAGTTGCTCATTGCTAATCAGTACATGGGCCAGCCTATTCTTGAGGGAGCTCTGAGGGCAAAGCTTAGATTTTACATCAAGCCTCCTCAGTATATTTCCAAGATCAAGAAGAACCAACAGGCCCTCCTGGATGAGATTATCCCTGTAGGCAAAAAGCCTGACATTGACAACTACGAAAAAGCCCTCTATGACAGCATGTCAGGGATCGTATTCCAGGACGATGGTCAGATAGCGCTACATGATGTAGGCAAGTTCTACAGTCTAAATCCACGGATAGAGGTAGAGGTGGAGGTTATGAAAATCCCTGAGTATTTGAAGAAATGAGGAGCAGATGGCTGACTACGCATTATATCAGGGTGATGTGTTTGTTACGCTTGGGACATTAGCGCAGATCAGTAGTGAAACAGGAATTACTGAAAGGATGTTAAAGTACTACACTTACACATCACACCAAAGACGACACCCAAACGGTAGGGCCGTTATTAAAATTGATGAGGAAGATAATGAGAATTAAGACATCAAATGACACGATCATCCACGTCAACAAGTCTCAACGTAGTATCACTATAGAGGGGGTTGAGCTTAGTGGGGATTGTCGTGCTCTGGTTTTAGACAATAAGAACGGAACAGGCACAATTACCCTGATCTTTGACGGAAAAATTATTTAAAGGAGGTAAAATGAAACGATTTATCGCGGCCTGGATTTTATTATCTGCTGGACTAAACATCTGGCAGAGTATCCATATTAAGAAATTAGAAGAAAAGCGTCCAATTATCGTCTATAAAGCTGATAATCAAGGCGCAGAAATTAAAGGCAGAGTTTTACAAAAGGAGAAGATTGGCGACCTGCATACAATCACAATACAGAACTACGGTATTTTCGTAGTTACTAAAACAAACTATGAGTCATTGAGGATTGGAGACGAGGTGAGGTTATGACAACAAAATTTAGGGCGTGGCACAAGACGTTGGAAGAAATGGGTCGGATAGCCTTTATTCGTTACAAAGAATCAGGAGAAATAGCTCATCTATCTTTCCGTAGAAATATATATAATGGGAATATATATGGTGGGTTAGTGAAGCTTGACGAAATCGAACTCATGCAATCAACAGGACTCAAAGATAAGAACGGCAAGGAAATCTTTGAGGGGGATGTAGTTAGACAAGTACGAACTCAGCCAACAATAGAAAATGAAACAATTACAGGGGTTGTAACCATGCTTGAGGGCGCTTGGTTGATTGTGAATGATAATGAGCAATTAGCAATTGATTTGTGGTCAGAAACTGACGAGAACGAAATCATCGGCAATATCTATGAAAATCAGATATTTGAAGAAAAGAGGTAATTAAGATGACCAAAACTATTGAAATCCCAGATTGGTGCTCCATTTGGGGCAGCAAAGATGAGCGTTATGGCTCACTAGAAGAACTGAAAGAGTTGTTACTCTATAAGCGTATTGTGAAGTGGGACAAGGACCACCTGGAACTTGAGGACGGGACAAAGGTCACTATTGAAATGTCAGAAAGTGATTGCTGTGCCTCAGCAGGTGGAGAGTTCAAGAATGTCACACTAGACGCAGTCATTACTGATGTAAGAATCGGAGAACCTACAAAATTCGACAATGGCGACGGGACCACTTGTGAGAATAAGGTAACTATTTACCACAATCAAAATCCAATAGCTTTGGCAGAATGTGAGGCTGATGATGGCAATGGTGGCTATTACTACAGTGTAGGGTCGCTAGTTATTGGTAAAATCCACTTTCCAGTAGTAGAGGCGTAGGGGGAAGTTATTATGACAGAAACTCAAGAGCCTTGCTTGGCAAAAATAGGTAAATATTGGGAAAGAGCCGATTTTATTGGAGTATTTCAATATTCTTATACTCATGGAGATAGCCCAATGGTTGGTGGTTATAAAGCTGGACAGGTTTCATATCCAGTTGCAGTTGTTCGTTTTGGTGGTAAATTGTATCAGTTAAAACTTGATGAAATTGACTTTTGTGAGGTAAAAAATGAGACCTAAAAAATATCCATATTCAGGAAAAAGAAAAAGGCAAGAAAAACCTTCTGATGTAAAAATACCTGATTTAGTTGTCTTTCCTAACGTTTCTTTTAGAAAAGAATTGCTCAAACATGTCTACATGGTTACTAGATATCATGACGGCTGTACAATCATTTATTTCAGAATCCCAAAAGTTTTTGGAGCATACGAGGAGCAAAAAGCTAAAGTAAATCTTAGTTATGAGGAAACTCTCAAGATACTCAATAACCTCTAAAATAAAAAAAGCCAAGACACTCTCTGCCTCAGCCAAAATCTCAATAATATTATTATACCACAAAAGGAGATAGAGAGTGAGCAAGGCTAAAGAGCTATTGAAAGAATTACAAGACCTTGACATGGACATTCAAAGTCGTATAGATGAAATCAAAGAACTTGAGGCTGGTTTGCTCTCAAGTCCTAAGTGGTCAGATGTCAAAGTCAAAGGTGGACAAACTAGAAAAGTTGATGACGTCTATACTCAGCTTGTTGTGATGAAAGAGGCTATAGAACAGGATACTAAAGAGGTTATCAACAGAAAGCTTGAATTAGGTAGAATGATCAACAGGCTTAAAAATCCAAAGAGCAGATCTATTCTCAGGATGACTTACATTACTAAGACCTACATTGAGGATATTTGCGACAATTTGAGAATTAGTAAGGCAACTTATTACAGATTACGCAAACAGGCTGAGTCTGAATTAGAGGAGACTATCATAGACAAAGTGAGCTAAAGTGAGTGCGCATGAAGTCTAAAATCTGTTAAAATGGTAGTATCAAGAATTAAAGCAAAGGCACCTTAGGCAATAGCCTAGAAAAGCTTCTGAAAAACTGCTGGCTTGGGTTACCAGTGGCGATAGAGTAGGATGTTTTAATATCGCAAAAAAGACTACAAAAAATAAAAAAGGAAAACTTTCAAATTGATTACTAATTAACACGCAAGTCTGTAGTCTGCTTGCACTGAGTCACTCTTTGAGTGGCTTTTTTGATTTACAAAACGGACAAATAGGAGGTAATAGGTTGGGCAGAGCACGAGACCCAAACCGAGATAAAGCTTTTGAGATTTATAAGCAGAATAACGGAAACATCACTAACCGCAAGCTTGGTGAAATGTTGGGCGTGCCTGAAAAAACTATCTCAGTTTGGAAGTTAAGAGACAAATGGAGCGAATGTAGTACTACAAAAAACAAAAGTAGTACTACCAAACGAACACGGGGAGCGCCGAAAGGCAACAAGAACAGCAAAGGCGGAAGTATAGGCAATCAAAACGCCCTCAAACATGGACTGTTTGCTAAGTATCTACCTCAAGAGGTATACGAGATAGCGCAAGAGCTTTCAGAAAAACAGCCTATAGACATCCTTTGGGAAAATATCATGCTGACCTATGCTAATCTTTTGCATGCTCAGCGTATTCTTTACGTTCAGGACGTTGATGATACTACTACCATGCTGATTGCCAGCACAGCTAAAGGCAGTGAAAATTATGAGGTTCACACGGCATGGGATAAGCAAGGCAAGGCCTTAGCTGCAATGGCAAGAGCACAGTCAGAGCTTAAGAGCATGATTAAGACCTATGACGAGCTCACACGCTCCCCTCTTGTTACTGAGGAGCAACGCTTGAGGATTGATAATCTCAAGGCTCAACTAGGCTCTAATGATGAAGATGACACAGTCATTACTGGATTTACATTTGATAGGAGTGAGTATAATGGCAATACTGAACCTAGCGAAACTGATTAACCCAGTATTTGACGAAGTCCTCTATACACCCAAGAGTCATATAGTGCTCAAGGGTGGCCGTGCCTCTACCAAGTCCTCTGTTGTATCCATTGACCTTGTAAATGACTTTATCAATGACCCCAACGGTAATGTGGTAGTCTTGCGAAAAGTAGGTAAGTACTTGAGAATGTCAGTGTATGAGCAGATAAGATGGGCCATCTATGAGATGGGGCTAGCTAATCAGTTCAAGTTTGGGAAATCTCCCTTACAAATCACCCACAAAAAGACAGGTACAGCCTTTTATTTCTACGGTGTAGACGATCCAATGAAACTCAAATCCCAGAAGATAGCCAAAGGTTATGTAATGGCCGTATGGTTTGAGGAATTGGCTGAGTTCGCAGGCCGTGAGGACATTGACATAGTTGAGGATACTTTCATCCGTCAAGAGTTGCCAAACGGCAAAGAGGTCAAAGTCTATTTCACATACAACCCTCCAAGAAATCCCTATGACTGGATAAATGAGTGGGTTGCTGAGAAAGCTAGTGACCCAACTTACATGATACATCACAGCACCTACCTTGATGACAAGTTAGGTTTTTTGTCTAAACAGATGAAAGACAAGATAGAGCGTTACAAGGAGACGGACCCTGACTATTACAGATGGATGTATCTAGGCGAGGTAATCGGCTTAGGTAATCATGTCTATAACATGAGCTATTTTAAACCACTAGAAAGCCTCCCAGACAACGACAAAGTGATAGGTATATCATTTGCCCTGGATACAGGACACCAGCAATCAGCGACGGCCTGTGGAGCTTATGGGCTAACTGCCAAGGGTAATGTTATCTTGCTTGATACGTTTTACTACTCACCAGCTGGCAAGACTATCAAAAAGGCACCTAGTGAGCTCTCTGTGATGATCCATGACTTTATAGACAAGGTTATGAAAACTTATAGAGTGCCTAAGCTCAAGATGACCATTGATAGTGCTGAGGGGGCTTTGCGTAACCAGTATTTCAAAGACTATGGCGAACGCTGGCATCCAGTGGCCAAAAAGAAAAATCAGACTATGATTGATATGGTTATCAGTCTACTAGCTGAAGGGCGTTTCTACTACCTTGACATCCCTAATAACAGGGTATTTGTAGAGGAGCATAAGATGTACCGCTATGATGACAAGTCACTCAATACTGATGACCCCAAAGTCATCAAGGAAGATGACCACACGGTAGACGAGTTCAAGTATTTTGTCCTGGATAACGCTAGAGAGCTAAGACTAAAAGTCTAAAGGAGCTAACAATGGGAATAGTACAGGCTATCAAGAATTTTTTCACAAGGAGCAAGTATGTGATGACAACACAGAACTTAACGAATATCACTGATCACCCTAAAATAGCAGTGTCATCCGCAGAGTATGACCGCATTAGGGAAAATCTCAAGTATTATGCAGGGCATTATCCACAGATTGAGTACATTGACAGTAACGGAACACCTCGAAAGCGAGCTTTCAACCATTTGCCTATTGGACGTACAGCAGCCAAGAAGATTGCAAGCCTAGTGTTTAATGAACAGGCTGAAATCAAGCTGGATGACAAAGACGCTAATAAATTCATTCAGAAACAGCTACAAGATGACAGGTTTGTCAAGAATTTTGAACGCTACTTAGAGAGTGGTTTGGCTCTCGGTGGCTTGGCTATGAGGCCATACGTTGATAGAGACAAGGTAAGAGTTTCTTTCATTCAAGCGCCTGTCTTTTTGCCTCTGCAATCAAACACGCAGGACGTCTCTAGCGCTGCTATTATCACTAAGACAATCAAGTCAGAGGGTAACAAGCAGAAGTTTTACACGCTGATTGAGTTGCATGAGTGGGGTAAAGATGACAAGTACACAGTTACTAACGAGCTCTACAAGTCTGATAATCAGAACGTGGTAGGCTCTAGAGTTCCTCTGTCAGACCTCTATGAGGATCTTGAAGAAGTAGTAGACCTGAACGGCTTGAGTCGTCCGCTCTTTACTTACTTGAAGACCCCAGGGATGAATAACAAAGATATTAACTCAGCTCTTGGGCTGTCTATCTTTGACAATGCTAAGACTACAATGGACTTTCTTAACACGACTTATGATGAGTTCATGTGGGAGATTAAGATGGGTCAGCGCAGAGTGGCCGTGCCTAGTCAAATGATTAAAGTTGAGTACAATCAGGAGGGCGAGAACGTCACAGTCAAGCGTGAGTTTGAGGCTGGACGTAATGTCTATGAACAGATTGACTCAGGCGACATGGACAAGGGGATAGGTATTACCGACCTTACAACGCCAATCCGATCAGATGACTATATCAAGGCTATCAATAAGATCCTGGCGATTTTTGAAATGCAGATAGGAGTATCTTCTGGCACCTTTACCTTTGATGGTAAGAGCTTGAAAACAGCTACTGAGGTTGTCAGCGAGAACTCAGACACCTATCAGATGAGAAATAGCATTGTCAGCTTGGTAGAGCAGTCACTGAAAGAGCTCATTATCTCAATGCTAGAGCTAGGCAAAGCCTACGGACTCTACAAGGGAAACATCCCTGACCTGGAGAAAATCAGCATTAACCTTGATGATGGAGTCTTTACAGACCGAAACGCTGAACTTGACTACTGGGTTAAGGTTGTAAATGCTGGTTTTGCCACGGACGTCATGGCTATTGAGAAAGTTTTGAATGTGACTCCTGAAAAAGCTAAACAAATCAAAGCTGAAATTAGTGGCAATGCTATTGACGAGGCAAGCGGAGAGCGTAGTCCTGATGATGTAGAAGTTTACGGAGAGTGATTAGATGGCTGATGACAAGAAGAAACCAATCAAGCTAAATGATGAGCAGTTAATGCTTGACGCCAGTAACGTTGCAGACATCTATCATCAGCTAACTCTTGAACTCTTTGACCAGGTAATAGATCGTATCAAAGAGCGTGGCTCTGCTAGCCTTGATGATAACCCTTATATTTGGCAGCTTGAGAAAATGAATGAGATGGGCCTACTCAATGAGGATAATGTCAAGCTCATTTCTGACCGCTCAGGGATTGCTGAGGAACAGCTTAGGCATGTTATCCAAAATGAGGGCTACAAAATCTACAAAGACACCAAACAGCAACTTTTAGAGGCAACTGGTGGAGGTTCCTTTGCTGGTAACTCACTCATTCAGACCAATCTAGCTGCTTATGTCAATCAAGCTATGGGAGATATAGACAACCTCATCAATACCACTCTACCAATGAGTGTCAGAAAGGTTTATCAGTCCATAGTCCAGGAGAGCGTGGCTAAGGTTGTCACAGGACTCACTACATCAGACAAAGCTATCTCTGATACAGTCATGAAATGGGCTGAAAAGGGTTTTTATGGCTTTACGGATAGCCAAGGCAAACGCTGGAAAGCTGACACATACGCTAGGCAAGTCATCAAATCGACGGCTTGGCGTGTCTATCGTGAGGTCAGAATGGCTCCAGCTGAGGAGTTGGGTATAGATACCTTTTACTATCACAAAAAGGCCACGGCAAGAGAGATGTGCGCTCCTTTGCAACATCAGATAGTAACTACTGGAGTTGCTAGGACAGAGGCTGGTGAGCGTATTTTGGCGCTATCAGACTACGGATACGGCTACGCTGGAGGATGTCAGGGTATTAACTGTACACATGAGATGACGCCGTTCATTCCAGGGGCTAACTACAAGCCTGATTTGCCTGACGAGTTAAGAGACTTGACTCCAGAGCAAGCAATAGAAAATGCAAACGCCCAGGCTAAACAGAGGGCCCTAGAGAGGTCTATCAGACAGTCTAAGGAATTTCTACACGTTGCAGAGAAACTAGGTGACCAGGAGCTGATAAGTAAGTATAAGAGCAAGGTTAGGATCCAACAGGGAGCCATGAGAGATTATCTCAAACAGCACCCTTTCCTACATCGTGATTATGCTAGAGAGAAATACTATGATGACCCTTATACCAAAGCTAAGAAAGAGGTTAAGGTCAGAAAAGAACTTGAAAAGCTGGAAAAACACAGAGCAGAACAAAAAGAAATGCGTGAGAAGTTTAATTCAGCTGTTAAAAGTGGTATAATTAAGACGGAAATCAATAACGAGCATTTTGAAAACCACATTAGAGGCACTAAGGGATATGAGAAATATCTCCAGAAGAACTTAGAAAAAGGAGCACCTCCACCAAGCTATCTGACAATCACTAAAGAAGAATGTCAGGCACTAGTTGATAGGTATGCTGGAACAGGACAGTTCAAGTATGATCCAAAATCAACCAAAATGCAGGAAATTATCTCACAAAATAAACCTATAGGAACCTATATAGATCCTAGAACTGGTGAAGTCGTTGAGAATACTACTGATTTTCGTATTCATTACAGTAAAACAGGCTCACATATTGTGCCAACTATCAAAGGGAAAGGAGACCGTAAATGAGTAAACAACTTTGGAACTACCTACGCTCAAGAGTTCAGGTAGTAAATAGTGACGGTGAAGTCATCAAAGGGCTTGTCACAGATTTTATTGACGAAATGGACAATGATGAGCAAGATGAAATCACTATCCTCATTGACAATCCTAGCCCTGATGAACCGACTGAGATTTCTCTCTTTGAGAGTCAGATTATTTCAATTAAAGCAATCTCATAGCGCTTAGAACAATCTAGGCGCTTTTATTGTGCAATAAATTGCTATAAACCACTATAAACCACTATAAACCTATGGAAGTCCATCAGGTTTTTTATTTTGCCCTGGAGCATGGCGTAAAACTGTCTTAATTTGTCCATGTGACGTAAAAAAGGAGGAGTTAAGACATGAGTCTTAAACGTGAAATGTTAGTTGAGGCAGGTATCGAGGACAAGGCTGTCATTGACAATATTATGCAAGCGTACGGTGCAGGTATTGAAAATGCCAAGTCACAAGCCAAGTCGGAACTACAAGCCGAAAACGACACATTAAAACAACAGCTTGAGCAACAAACCCAAGCTATCAATGATCTACAGGCCAAAGAGGGAGCTAGCGCTGAAAGCAAACAACAGTTTGAAGAACTAAAGGCCCAATTTGACCAGTACAAGCTAGATAGTGAGGCAAACCTTGCTCAGGTCACTAAAACAAACGCTGTAGCCCTTGCTTTGAAAGACGTAGGAGCTTACAACTCAGAGGATTTGATGAAATTCATTGACCTAGACAAAATCGAGCTAGGGGAAGATGGAAAACCTCAACTAGAGGACACAATCAACTCACTCAAAGAGTCAAGCCCTTACCTATTCCAAGCTGAGGACAAGCAGCCTAACCCTAATATCTCTGTGCACGGAAATCCACCAGCAGAAACTGGATACGATCATCTAAGCGCAGAGGACAAAGCCCTATTTGCAGGCTTTGATAGCGTATAAAACCAAAAATAAAGAAAAGAGGAATATTACAAATGGTAGTAAATTACGCAGCTAAATTTGATGAAAAAGTAGATGAGCGCTTTGCTAAAGAGGCCCTATCTACTGGTATTGTTAACCAAGATTTTGATTTCATTGGGGTTGACACCGTCAAGGTCTACTCTATCCCTACATCAGGAATGAATGACTACAAGACAACTGGGCAAAATCGCTACGGTGACGCTGAGGAACTTGGAAATACAGTTCAAACTATGACAATGAAGAAAGACCGCTCTTTCACATTCACGATTGACAAGAAATCTGAACAGGACACAAATGGTGTCATGGAGGCTGGAAAAGCCCTTGCACGTCAGTTGTCAGAAGTCGTCATCCCAGAAGTAGACACTTACCGTTTTGCAACAATCGTAGCTGGTGCAGATACAGATCATATCGCTACTGGTTCAGTAACTAAAACAAATGCCTACGAGCTTGTACTTGATGGTCAGGTTAAACTAACTGACGCCTTCGTCCCAACAGCTGGACGCATCTTGCATGTATCTCCTAAATTCTACAAACTCATCAAACTTGACCCAACTTTTGTGAAAAATTCTGACCTTGGCCAAGAGATCACTATCAAGGGTCAAGTAGGTATGATTGACGGCTTGCCAGTAGTTTTGACACCTACATCACGATTGCCACAAAATGTAGAGTTTATTATTGCTCATCCTGTGGCTACTCCATCTCCTATTAAGTTGGAAGACTACAAGATCCACGATAACCCACCAGGAATTAACGGCAAGCTCGTTGAGGGTCGTATCCGTTACGACGCTTTTGTTCTTGACAACAAGAAGAAAGCTATCTACGTTCACAAATCAGCTTAGTGAAAGGGGATAAAAATGAACGATTCTAACATTGAAGAGACTCTGGTTGTATCTAAAGAAATTGAAGGAGAGCCAGAAGTAAAATATCCAAAAACATTGAAAAAAGATGGAGTAACTTTTACTCTATCTGACCCGATTATGATTTCAGCCTTTGAAAATCAAGGATACGAAGTGGAGGAATAAAATAAATGGCTAAATTTAAAGCTAAAACAAACTTTTTTATGGCAAAAACAGGGCAGCAGTTTGATGCAAACAATGCGTATGAAATGACAGCTGCTGAAGCGGATGAAATTAACAGACAGACACTTGCGGAATATGGAGACAACTGGCTAGAAGAAATCGAGCAAGTTGTCCCATCTCAAGAACCGGCTTCAGATGTAATTCCAGGACTTTCTGAAAATCCAGATTATTTAATTTAAGGCGGTAAAGTCATGACCTACTTAACAAAAGATGAATTTAAGGACTTTGGTTTTGATGAAGTTGAGGAGTTTGAAAAGCTACTAAAGAGGGCAGAGATTGCTATCAACCTCTTTCTTAACAATTTCTACAGCTTTGTAGACTTTGAAAAAGAGATTGAGCACAGAAAGCAAGCTGTCAAACTGGCTACGGCTTTCCAGGTAGCATATTTGGACGCTAGTGGGATCACTACGGCTGATGATAAGCAATCAGTCTCTACTGTGGTTCTAGGGCGCACTCATATCACCTACCAAAACTCATCTAGCCAGTCTTTAGAGAGTGCTAGGTATAACTTATCACTTGACGCCTTGAATACTCTGAAATCGGTAGGATTTGGCTTTAGGGGGGTAGGTTATGACAGACATTGATAAACGGTTATTGATTGATACTGTAACAATTCAGAAAACCACAGGAGAAAAAGACGGATGGGGTAAAGAAGTATTTGAGAGCCCAGTGACCCTTAGAACTGTTAGGTTTGACAGACAGTATCAAGTCAAAGGTACGAAGAACAACCGTAAAGAGTCCAAGCCTAGTACGTTATTTGTGTACCCTAAATATTGCCCAATCGTCTTAGACAAGACCTTTGAAAATGCCATTATCAACGACGGAGAACGTGAGTACAGAGTGACCTCTGTGGTTCCTGTCAGTTATCCACACAAACAAAAAGTATTTTGCTATGAAGTGGAGTGTATCTGATGGGAATAGGCGTATCTGTCAAGATTGATTTAAAAGGTATTGAGAAAAAGGTATCCCCACAGGCACTAGCTAAGGGGAAGTTAGCTATCGCTAATCAAATGTTGACTGACTTTACCCCTTTTATTCCTCGAAAGAGTGGAGACTTAAGTGGTAGCGGTCAGGCTACTAAGGATGGGGTTAAATATCCTGGACCTTACGCTAGAGCTCAATTCTACGGATCGAGCTATAACAAGAATAGGAGTTTTGTCTTTAAGAAGTACACGACTCCTGGAACAGGCAAGCGGTGGGACTTGAAAGCCTCAGTGTTATATCTTGATGATTGGAAGAAAACGGGTCTAAGAGCAATGGGAGTAAAAGCATGAATAACAATGATTTTTCAGAAGTCCTTAGAGATTTCATCAACACACTAAACCTCCCTCTGGCTTGTAAGCTAGATTACTTATCAGAGGGGGAGGATTTAGTCCTTTATCCTTTGCCAGGTGGGAAGATTTTAACAGAGTACATGAACGGCAAGCAGGACATTAGCCTTGTCTTTGAGGTGGCAATCAAAACGACTGATCACCAGAAGACAAGCTCTATCCTGTGGGCCATCAATCATGCTCTCGCTGATTTTAATCTGGAACTACCTAGCAAAAATAATTCATATCAATTCAGAGGCCTTGAAGTTTCACAGCCATTCCTAAATGACCGTGATGAGCAAGGCTTTTATATTTACATGTTAGATGTAACGGCAAAACTTGAAACAAATGGAGGAAACTAAATGCCAAAAATGAAAAACGCCAAACGCAAACACTTTCTTGCGCCATGGTTACCAACAGCACCAGCTACTGAGCCAGGTAATGACGCCTGGAAATGGCTTGCGGACGGAGTGAAGACCTCCGAGGCTGAAAATGACGAGGATACAGATGACATTGCATACTACAACGGCGACGGTACCAAAAAAACTGTAGTGACGTCTGTCAAGAGTGGTTACAGTTTTGAGGGTGATTACATCAAAGAGGATGAAGCTCAGGCAATTGTTGCAGCTATGCGCTTTAAAACTGGAGATGACCGTAATGTCTGGTTTAAAGTGGTAGAAGCTGATGGCAAAACTCAATATGTCGGAGTCGCTACTGTCTCAGGTATCAAAATTGGAGGCGGAGATGCGTCTGAGTATGAGAAATTTGAGTGCACTATCAGCTGGAATGTAGCGCCTAAACAGTCTGCTGTAGTCGGTTGATGATTTGATCTAGGGGAGTGAATAGGCTCCCCTTTTTATTTTTGATTTTAAAAATTAGTAGGAGAGAAAACAAATGGTAGTAATTAAGAAACGTGACAATGTCATCCCTGTTGATTTTGGAGAGTTCAAGCTTGAATTTGTAGCCAATGACAAAAACATCCACAAAATGGAGTCAGTTGGTAAAAAGCTCAAAAAAGACGGCGAAAAACTAGCCAACACAGAAGACAGTAAGGCCTTTGAAACGTTACAAGACCTGGTAAAAGGGTCATGGACAGAGCTGTTTGACCAAGACGCTTATAACAAGGTCTATGATTTCTCTAACGGCTCGACTGTCGATACTATGGCTTACTTGCTTGAGGCTATCACTGGAGTCATTGAAGAATGGGAAAAACGCAACAATACAGATGCCCTCAAAAAATATCTAGGTGACTGACATGCTGGACCTATCAAGGAAATTGACAGATGAGTTAGTCCTTGGTGATGATGTGTATCCAATGAATATCGCTTTTAACAAGGTTTTGAAAGTGGTGGAGCTGATCAATGATGATGACATTGAGGAACTTTACAAGCCTTTCCTGGCTATTCAAATATTGACTGGTGTAGATTTTACTCAGGCTTTGACGTCTGAGCAAGCTACAGCAATCTTTAAGATGATATTTGAGGAGCATATTAGAATTATTCCAGCTAAAGACACAGCACCAGTGCTAGATTTGGCAGGGAACCCAATCAAAAGCAAGATACGCTCTAGGAGCCAATCTGAGGGAGGAGATCGTCTCTTTAGCTTGAAGTACGACGCTGAGTATATTTACTCATCGTTTCTCCAGGCTTACGGAATTGACCTAATAGACGCTCAGAACAGCCTACACTGGAAGAAGTTCAACGCTTTACTCAATGGCCTGCCTAGTGATACTAAATTTGCTGAGGTGCTAAAAATACGCTCTTACAAGCCTCAAAAGGGAGATAGTAAGCAGTATAAGAAGAACATGAGGGAACTCAAAAAAGAGTATGCTCTACCTGATGAATTTGACTACTAATTTTAGAAAGGAGGTACATAATGGCAGATGGTTCAGTTACTATCAAGGTTGATATGGATGGCTCTAATGCTCAATCAGGAGTAAGCAAGCTTAAAGCTCTATTCGGTGGACTTGAAAACGCAGGCTCAAAAGTAGGGTCTGTTTTTAAGTCTGTCTTAGGAGCTAATCTGATTAGTTCTGCCCTTACTACAGGAATTGGGACTATTACAAGTGGTGTCCGTGAAATGGCCTCTGAGCTAAACAGTTCACAGAAAGCTTGGAAAACCTTTGAGGGGAACCTACAGGCCTTTGGGCGATCAGCTGAGGAAATCAAGGCAGCTAAGACTGAAATGCAGGACTTTGCAACCAAAACCATCTACTCAGCCTCTGATATGGCTAGTACTTACTCGCAACTTGACGCAGTTGGGACTAAAAATGTTGGTAGTCTAGTTAAGGCTTTTGGTGGCCTTGCAGCCTCTGCTGAAAACCCAGCGCAAGCCATGAAATCACTGTCAACTCAGGCAACCCAGATGGCAAGCAAACCTAAAATAGCTTGGATGGACTTTAAGATCATGATGGAGCAAGCTCCTGCTGGTATGGCAGCTGTCGCAAAAGAGATGGGAATGTCTACCGCTGATCTTGTAAAAGCCGTCCAAGACGGAAAAGTCAAGACAGAGGACTTTTTTGACGCTATGAACCGTGCAGGAAACTCTGACGCTTTCCAAAAGATGGCTACAGAGTTCAAAACAGTTGATCAAGCTATAGATGGGGCAAAAGAAAGCCTCTCTAATAAACTCATGCCAGCCTTTGAAAAACTTAACAAGTTTGGAATTAAGGCAGTCAATGCAATATCTGACGCTCTTGAAAAAATTAATTTTGATAGCATGGCTGAAAAGCTAGGTGCGTTCTTAGAGAGTATAGACATTGAGGGGGTTGTCACTAGAATCAGCACATCAATCTCTAATTTTGTTGGTAAAATTAAAACTTTCTGGCAAGCATTCTCAAATACAGGAGCAGTTACTGCTTTTGTCGAGGCTATTAAGAGCATTTCAGGAGCGATTGGTCATGTGTGGGATAGTTTGACAGCATCAGAAGTGTTGACAACCTTAGGAAGTGTACTAGGCAATATTGTAAAGTGGCTTTCTCAGGCTGCAACCGCAGTAGCTAACTTTGTTTCAGGCTTAGATCCAGGGACAATCCAAAGTGTAGCAACGGCGATTATTAGCATAGGTACAGCTTTGATAGGAATCAAGGCGGGAGTCAAGATTGCTCAGGCTCTAAAAACAGCCTTTGATTTTGGTAAGAATCTAGTTAGTTTAGTAAGTAACATTCTAGGATTGACAACAGCCCAACTTGCTAACGCTGGAGCAAGTGCCGCAATGAGCGCAGGGAATACAGCAGTTGGGACAACGGCATCCGCAAGTGCTGGCTCTGTCTTAAGATTGGCCGCTGCAGTTCTTATGATTGGCGCAGGGGTCTTGATGGCTGCCGCTGGTGTTTATGTCCTGGTACAGGCAGCTATACAACTTGCCTCAGCTGGAACTGGTGCACAGGTTGCAATGCTTGCCATTGTAGCAGGTATTGCCTTGCTTGCTGTGGGAGCAGCTACATTAGGTCCAGCATTGACAGCAGGAGCTGTAGGTATTTTAGCTTTTGGAGCTTCCGTTGCTCTTATTGGTGCTGGTATTGCAGTTGCTGCTCTTGGGATTTCTGTACTTGTTACAGCTATCTCTAACGGAATGACTCAGATCATTAACGCCATATCTGCAAATGCACCACAAATTGTAACAATTATCCAGGCTATTGCTGATGGTATCAGTACAGCTATGAGTGGTATTGCTGGCATTATTGCTTCTATTGGAGGAGTGATCTCTACAGCTTTGCAAGGCATTGCTAATATCTTTACATCAGTTGGGCAAGCAATATCTACTGCCGCTCAAGGAATCGGTAAAGGTATTGAGAGTGCTTTTAATGGTATTTCCAATGTCATCACCTCTGTAGGTAATGCTATCAAGAGTGTATTAGATGGCCTTGCTAATGTATTCAATTCTATTGGTACGGCTGCTCAAAAAGCAGGAAATGGATTTAAGCAGTTAGCTCAAGGGGTGGTAATGATCACCAATACCAACCTTGGGGATATGGCAGCATCTTTAGCCGCTGTTGCTATTGGCGTAGGTAAAATCTCAGGAGCAAGCGCTGGCATGGCTAGCGTTGGTGCAGGTATGCAGGCACTAGGAGCAGGTCTACTCACAATACAAGCCAGCGGAGCCATGGCCGTTGCTGTACTAACAACAATGGCAAGCAACATTCCTACAATCTCAGCCTCTGTAACTACTTTAGCTCCAGCAATGACATTAGCTGGTACTGCTATGAGTACCTTTGCAACGTCAGTAATGAGCTCTTTTGTAGGTTTAGCAGGGGCAACGGCTAGCATTACTATCCTACAAAGTGGGTTAGTTGCTTTGTCAAGTTCAATGTTGATGGCACAGGCTGGAGCCCTAGCTATATCAGCAGGATTTACAGCAATCAGTGGAGTTGTGAGTGCTTTAGTTGGCGTACTTGGTACAATACCAGGTCAGTTTACACTGATTACCACATCAGCAATCATGGCAACTACTGCCATTATGCAGTTAGCTACATCCGCTCCTATGGTTGCCTCGGCCTTTTCTAGTATCTCGGCAGCTGCTGGATCAGCAATGTCTTTACTCAATTCTGTTGTGCAGTCAGCAATGTCTCAAGCTGTAGCAATAATGCGCTCAAGCATGCAACAGATGGTGTCTGTGGTCCTGCAATCGGCAACTCAGATGACTCAAGCCGGTCAACAGGCAGGTCGTGGGGTCTCTAATGGCATTACTAACGGCATCCGCTCAGGAATTGGATCAGCAACGGCTGCAATGTCAGCTATGTTAAGCTCAATCCGTTCTAGGGCAATGTCAGGGGCTGGAGCTATGCGTTATGCAGGGAGCATGATTGGGCAAGGTTTGGCGCAAGGTATGTACTCAGCACTTGGGGCTGTCACAGCTGCTGCTAATGCGCTTGTCGCTCAAGCTGAAAGAGCAGCACAAGCCAAGGCCAAGATCCACAGTCCGTCACGACTATTTAGAGACAATGTAGGTAGATACATTGCTCAAGGTATTGCCGTGGGTATTGAACAGAATAGCTCTGATGTGGTTGATAGTCTGGCATACGTTCAGAAAGAGATGTCAGCGTTCAAATTTAGCGCTGAGGACTTGCTAGGTTTAGGGAAACATACTGTATCTAGTCAGTTTAGACTCAAATCACTCACAGAACGAGCAGAAACAAGCCAAATCGAGGTTATTCGTGACCAGGCTGACAAAGTCCTGGCTAGAGCTCTTGAAGTGGCTGAGGAGGCTGTCAAGCGCCCTGTGAATATGGTACTAGATGACGGTACTCTGGTTGCTAAAATCGGAGACCCCATGACTAACTATCAAAACGATAAGTTAATGATTGATAACATGATGAGAGGGATTATCTAATGAACAATGACACAATCACAATCAATGGATTTGACCTCTCTGAGGTTATTGACATTATCGAAATTATAAGACCAGTAGGTAATGAGCGCCATATCACTACTAATGACGCTCCACTTTTAGGAGTAAATCTGCAAGAGGTAAGGACAGGCGCTAAAATCATCAAAGTCAAGTTTGCTATGCAATATGGGAACGGCATGACACTTGAAACGGCTAAGCACAAACTAGCTGGTATTTTTAATACCTCTGAGGCTGTCAAAATTGTCATTTCAGACGAGCCTGACAAGTATTACATGGGTCTAGTATCTGGCTCTGTGGACATGGACAACATTACTAGATGGTTCCAAAAGGGCAGTTTTGACCTGATTATCCCTGACGGAGTAGCTCACAGCTCAACCTATAAGAGTTTTGATAACGGACAAGAGCAACCTGACAAGGTTGTTTTTAATTTGGTCAATAATGGTAACGTCCCAGCTTTTCCTGTGATAACAGTCAAAAACAACGCTGAAAACGGCTATATAGGCCTGGTTAATACTAGCGGAGCTCTTGAGGTTGGCGACCGAAAAGAGGTAGACACAGAAATAGTCAAGCGTTCTGAGGTCTTACTTGACTTTAGAGGCGATAAAATCGCTGATGGTCTTGCAAAAGCAGTAAAAAACAGCTCAGTGACTAATAGTCCAGAGAATTTAAACGGGACATCCGAACTAGTCACAGTGGCCGGTAAGAAACGTGTCAAGCTAAGAGAGCAGTTTAGTGGAACATATAACAAAAGCTATTCAACAGGCTTATCATGGGAAATCCCAGCTGACTCAACAGGCCAAAAAGGATCACTCAATGACTACATCTTTTGCAAACTTGTCTATCAACTAGACTCTGTGGCTCAATGTGGCTTTATTAAAGTGACTGTGACTGACGCAAATAATCAGTTTTTGTACGGTATTGAGACTTATAAGCGATATAACGGTCTATACTGCGGTTTTAACATTTTTGCAACAAACAACAATAATGACTATAATTTCTTAAAAACTTTGGACTTTGACTCATCTAGTGACCAAAACAGAAATCCTTTTGCGAAAACAAGGGGGCAGTTTGAAATCATGAGAAACGATGAGAGAGTTCAAGTCTATTATAATGGCTCACACTATAATTTTTTCGTTCCTGAAATCAGAGGTAAAAAATCAGCTAAAATCCACGTTACGATTGGTGGGTTTCACGGAAAGGCGATTATCCCTCACTTATATCTTGATGAGCTGATGTATCGAAAGGATTTTGTGTCAGTTATCAACGATTTGCCAAACCGTTATCCAATAGGATCAAATGTCATTCTTGACAGCGAAAACAACTCAGTCACAGTAGATGGAATTGAGAAAGCTGTAGATGTCGTTCAGGGTTCAAAATTTTTGAGTATACCACCAGGAAGCAGTCGGCTTGAGGTTTATTGTTCAAGCTGGGTCAAGACCAAACCCACTGTCAAAGTAGAATTTAAAGAAAGGTATCTATAGCAATGTTATTGACAATACATGACTCAAATTTGAGAAAAGTAGCATTTGTGGACAATGAAAAACAAGGAACATTAAACTATTTCAATGATACCTGGACAAGGTATTTAGAGACAGGCTCTAGTACCTTTGATTTTACTGTTTTTAAAAAGGCCATTATCTCTGATATAGGTCGAAAAAGAACCTATAACGCTCTAAATGAAAAGGCTTTTGTATCATTTCAATATAAAGGCAAGACTTATCTACATACTATCCGAAAAGTTGAAGAAAATGAGAAAGTTATCAAGTGTTATAGTATCAACCTAAACCTTGAGCTGATAAATGAGTACGCTAACCCTTACAAGTCCTCTAAAGCTATGAGCTTTAAGGAATTTTGTGAGGAGATGGACTTGCTCAACTATACTTTCTTAAAAATCGGTATCAATGAGGTTTCAGATAAAAAAATTTCTGCTGAGTGGGAGGGTACTGATACCAAACTAAATAGACTATTAAGTCTAGCTAAGAAATTTAGCGCTGAAATTGAGTTTGACACACGCCTTAACGATGACAGCTCTATAAAGTCATTTATGGTCAATGTCTACCATGAGCACGACGATAGCTACCAGGGAGTAGGTCAAGTCAGCTCAACAGTTTTAGAGTATGGAAAAAACCTCAAGACAATTACTAGGACGATTGACAAGACTGGAATTTATAACTCAGTCAAACCTACTGGTAAGGACGATCATGGCAACGTGATTGACATTAGTGGTCTTGGAGATTGGTCAGTCAAAAATGCAAAGGGAGAGCTTGAGTTTTATCAAATGGGAGCTTATCTAGTAGCTCCTCTTTCTATGCAGATGTATCCGTCCACGTTCACTCACTCGACAGGTACGCTAGACCAGTATACCCGTAAAGATATGACGGTTGAGAGTAAAAACCCTGAGACCATCCGCTCCATCGCTTACCGTGAACTCAAAAAGAATTGTTACCCTGCAGTCACTTACGAGGCTGAGGGCTTTGCGGATCTTGAAATAGGAGACACGGTAAAAGTCTATGATGACGGCTTTAGCCCTACTCTTTTACTTGAGATGAGGGTGTCTGAGCAGGTCATCAGCTTTACCAATCCTAGAAACAATAAAACGACTTTTTCAAATGCTAAGGCGCTTGAAAATCGTCTATCTCAAGGCATTCAGCAACAGCTAGACAGGATGATAGAGGACGCCAAACCCTACACTATCAAACTAGCTACAGACAATGGTATAGCCTTTAAAAATGGCCAAGGTCAGACCATTGTGACCCCTACCTTAATGCGAGGGAATAAAGTCATCAATAGCGGATGGCGCTGGGTCGTTGATGGTGTAATCAAAGCCACAAGCCCTAGTTACATTGTCCGAGGCTCTGACATCAATCAAAAGATGGTTTTGACGGTATCAGCATGGGTGGATAACAAAGAGGTAGCCTCTGAGCAGTTGACTCTTATCAATACATCTGATGGTCTGCAAGGTCAAAAAGGGGATACAGGACCGAAAGGAGATCCTGGCCCTAAAGGCGACAGAGGAGAAAAAGGCGAAAAGGGAGACCGTGGGGAACGTGGACTCCAAGGACTCCAAGGCTTGCAAGGTGTTAAGGGTGACCAAGGTATTCCAGGAGTTCGAGGAGAGGACGGACGTACACAGTACACTCACATAGCTTATGCCGATACTATCTCAGGTAGTGGATTTAGCCAGACTAACGCTGACAAGGCTTATGTAGGAGTGTACGTTGATTTTAATGCAACTGATAGTGTCAACCCTGCTGACTATCGCTGGACGAGATGGAGAGGTTCAGATGGCTTAAATGGTAAGGACGGCCCTCAAGGTATTCCAGGTAAGCCTGGAGCAGATGGACGGACTCCATACTTTCACCGAGCCTGGGCTAACTCCGCTGATGGTCGTACTGATTTTAGCACCTCTGATAGTACTAACAAGCGCTATTTAGGTACGCTAACGGATTTCACTGAGGCAGATAGTCAGGATCCTGAACTGTACAAGTGGACAGCTCTCTTTGATAATGTGAGGGTTGGCGCTCGTAACTTTGCACTAGGAACCGCTAGAGCAACTATAGGAACTCAAGGTAAAATCTATTCACTGGCTCAATCTACCTATAAATGGCTACCAATTCAACCACTTTATTTAACTTTTGACTATATAGCCTCTGAAACTATTCAAGGTTTTAGGGTTAATCGTGTAATTAAATATAGAAACGGTTCGCAAGAACAGTGGGATTTTACTACTGATGATAAAGCCTTAGGCAGACAACACATAGATACTACATCTGTTAAATCTGGCACGTATTCTCAACCTTGGCAGTGGAAACCATACTCAAACGGCAGAACAAGCGACCTAATTGAAGAGATTGCCTTGTATCTCAATTTTGAGAACGGTTCAGATGGAACAGTTATCATTTCAAATCTAAGAGTCAATACTGGGACAGTTCCTATTGATTGGATGCCAGCTCCTGAGGATATTGAGGATAGCCTTAATTCTAAAGCCGACCAAGGTCTAACTCAAGAACAACTGAACGCTCTCAATGAAAAGGCTGGAGTTATTCAAGCTGAGTTAGAGGCTAAGGCTAGCGCTGACACGCTTGATAACTGGATTAAAGCCTATCAGGATTTTGTTAAGTCTAATGAGACGGCTAGAGTTCAAGCTGAGAAAGATTTGATTTCAGCTAGTCAGCGTGTCTCTAATATCGCTAAAGACTTAGGAGAATTATCTGACCGCTGGAATTTCATCGATACCTATATGAGTTCCTCAAATGAGGGGCTTGTGATTGGTAAGAATGACGGTAGCTCTAGCATGATGTTCAATCCTAATGGTCGTATTTCAATGTTTTCAGCAGGAGTTGAGGTAATGTATATTTCTCAAGGTGTTATCCATATTGAGAATGGTATATTCTCAAAAACTATTCAAATCGGACGATTTAGAGAAGAACAGTATCACATCAATCCAGACATGAACGTGATTAGATATGTAGGAGGTAACTAATGGCTGAATTTTGGTCAAATAATGATAGGAGCTATTATCTCAGACTGTGGGTAGACCAAGTATCCCAAAATATATCTGACAATAGCAGTCAAGTAAGGCTAAGACTTGCTTTGACAAACGGTGCTCATACATTTGCAGATTATGACTGTACTGCCTCTTTAACCGTTGACGGTCAGACTTTGAGCTGGTCAGGTCGTCCATCTATGTTGAGTCAAAATAGCTCAATTATGTTGATTGATAAGACAGTAACAATCAGACATGATAACGATGGTAAAAAATCGTTTGGGCTGTCTGCTATATTTAGCGGTGGAGGCGGATGGTCGCCGGGAACATTAACAATCAGCAGGAACTCATTCACGCTCTCAACGATACCACGCTCTAGCTCTGTAAGCGTGAGCGCTGGAGTTATTGGTAGTTTAGTAACTATCAACATTAACCGTCAGAGCTCAAGTTTTAAGCACACGGTGCGCTATTCCTGGGCTGGCAAGTCAGGAACGATTGCAAGCAATGTAGACACATCCACTAGCTGGACAATTCCTATGGACTTTGCAAACGACATTCCCAACTCTGCTAGTGGTACAGGGACAATCTACGTTGACACGTATTCAGGATCTACTAAGACAGGCACACAGTCAACCACACTAACAGCTAGCGTGCCAGCTAATATCAAGCCTACTTTTGCAGGGGTTTCATTGTCAGACTTGAATGGTGCTGCTCAAAATCTCATCCCAAGCGGTAACACGTTCATCCAAGTAATCTCTAATATCAAAGTGTCTTTCAATGGTGCAGTCGGTTCTTACGGCTCATTCATTACAGGATACCGTGCTGAGATTGTCGGTAAAAACCAAGCGACAAGCTCAAACGGTGGCAGTCTTGGTATTATGAATTATAACGGCACAATCAAAATCAGGGCAAGTGTATCAGATAGCCGTGGGCGTTGGTCTGATACTAGAGAGGTATCCGCAACCGTTCTTGAGTATTTTGCCCCTGCTCTTAGCTTTAGCATAGCAAGGACAGGCTCAACCTCTAGCACATTGACGGTCACTAGAAACGCCAAAGTAGCCCCTCTGATTGTATCAGGAAGTCAAAAGAACACAATGACATTGACCTTTAAGGTTGCTCGGCTTGGGACTGATGCCTTTGCGGTTGATAACGGTCAAGCCACTGGAGCCTGGTCAAGTATTTCAAGTCTAGTCAATTCACGGGCTAATCTTGCAGGCAATTATCTAGCTAATCAGTCGTGGGTTGTAATCGGAACGCTCGAGGACAAATTCACACGGTCTGATTTCATGGTCAACGTGGCCACAGAAAGCGTAGTCTTGTCTTACGACCGCTCAGGAGTTGGGGTCAACAAAATCCGTGAGCAAGGCGCTCTTGATGTCAAGGGCAACATCTACGCTAATAATCAGCCTATCCAACAGTATCAAATCACTGACAATAATGGATGTGGGAAGATCATCAAACAGGATTTTAATTCCATGAAAAATACTGGCTTTTGGTGGATAGACGGAAACTCTCAAAATAATCCATTTGGGGCTTGGGGGATGTTGGAGGTCTTCAGACCTAACCCTAACTCTCAGGAATGTATCCAACGCTTCACAACATCTGTAGGATATATGGCAGTTAGGGAGAATGGTTTTGATAACAACTGGAGGCCATGGCGCTACCTAGTGCAACAATCAAAATCCACTAACAACTCTGATTATGTAGCTCTGCTAAAATCAGAAAGCGATCCGACTCCTTGGCGAAACATAACTCTACAAAATGGGTGGCAACATCATCAGCAGTACAATGATGTACAATATTCCAAGTCGTTTGATGGCGTGGTTTATTTGAGAGGTTCAGCTAATAAAGGAAAAACGGCTAATGGGACAGTGATAGGCACTTTGCCGGTCGGATTCAGGCCATCTCAATTTCTATATGTCTCAGCTCTCAACAATAGCTATACAGTAGCAGTTTTGGGTATCTATCCAAACGGAAATATACTTGTAAAAGGTAACGTTGACGCTACATGGCTCAACTTTGACAACGTATCATTCAAAATTTAAAAAGGAGAAAGCATGAAATTAGAATACGGTTCAAAATCACAAGAATTTGATGCAAGTGGTGTTGCATCAGCAACCAAGGTCACACTTGTTAATTCAGATGGTGCTATCGTACCTATCTTGCTACCAGCTGACAAAATCAGCTTGTCTAATACTGAACTCTTTGAGTTGGCACTCGAGGCTCTTTATCAGGAGAATTTTCCACAGCGTGCTGAAAATGAGAAATTCAATAAAGTAGATGAGCAGCTCAAGCAAAATAAAGAAATGACTGCTAAATTAGAACAAGCTGGAACCGAGAACAAGGAAAACTTGGACACGGTATCAGCTATCACTGAGGTTCTGATTGCTCTGGCTATTTCTCAAAACGGAGGCATGCCTACTCATGCTTACAACAAGGTTGCTGGGTTCATCAAGCCACTTGTAACGAGTACCCGCTACTCAAACGGAGACATCATTGCCATGCCTTATCCGTTTGAAAACAATGCCAAATGGCCAAGTGGAACCAAGACTATCTTTAAGTTCCAGATGCAGGCTAATGAGGGCTATACATACAAAGAGCAGTCACTATCTGATATGCTACAACAAGGCGTGTTGACTGTGGTCATGCCACGCATTGAGTAAGGAGGATTTTATGTCATGGTCTGAAATAATCGAGAAAATGATACATGCGATTACTCAGTTAGCCCCCACAATTGGAGTTGTTGCGACTGGTTGGTTCGGCATGCGAGCCAGTAAAGCTGGTCATCTCAACCAGGAACAGTTCAAGGAGCTGAAGGGGGAATTAAGCACTATCCACGCTATCGGCGAGGAGAACAAGCAAAATATAACTGAAATCAACAACAAGCTGGCTGTGCATGATGAAGCACATCTAGCTACTATGTATCTACGGCTGGAGCGTGATATTACTGTTGCTCTCAAGCGAGGTTATACAAGCGTTCACGAGTCGGATATTATCCACAAAATGCACTCAAGTTACAAAAAACTAGGTGGGAATGGGCGCATCGATGCCCTGTTTAACAAATTTGTAAATTTAGAAATCGCGGAGGAAAATACAAATGCAACAGATTAACGAAATTTTACTAAACGGAGCAATCAGCATCCTTGTTATTTTAGCAGGGATAGCAGTTAAGGCAGTCAAGGACTACCTGGTTCAAAAAGGTGGAGAGAGAACCATCAAAATCGTTGAAATCTTGGCCAAAAATGCGGTCAACGCTGTTGAGCAGGTCGCTTCTGAAACCGGATATAAAGGTGAGGAGAAGCTGGAACAGGCTCGTGATAAAATCCGTGCAGAGCTTACCAAATATAACATTAGCATGACTGACAAGGACCTCGATACATTTGTCGAGTCAGCGGTCAAGCTGATGAATGATACCTGGAAAGGAGAGTAACGATGGTAGAAATCATTAACCATACAATTTTTAATGGAATTTCAGGCTCCCGACCAACTGAGCGACCAAAGTATTATGTTTTACATAATGATGCTGGTTCAAAAAGTGCAAAGGCCTATATCGAATGGCTTCAAGAACGATATGACAATGGCCGGTCTGAACTTGGTTTTGCTCATTACTACATCACAAGAGATGCAATTGTGCGAGTCGAAGACACATACAATGGTTCATGGTCTGCTGCTAACTACGATGCTAACATGAACTCTCTTAGCTATGAAGTATGCCAGCAGTTAAGCGCATCAGATGCCGAGTTCATTGAAAATGAAAATATGGTATTGCGCCAAATGGCCGAAGATATGGCTTATTATGGTGATACTCCAAATTATAGCAACATCAAGTTTCATAACGAGTTTTCAAGCACCTCATGCCCTGCTCGTTCCCTTGAATTGCACGGCGGATACAATGACAGCTTGCGTGACTATGTGATTGCTAAAATCAAGCATTATCAATCCCTTGGCTCGACTGTCCAAGAAATTCTTGCAAAAGAAGGCAATCAAGAAGGTTGGAAGAAGAATGCGACTGGTTGGTGGTATGTCAATGCAGATGGTTCTTATCCAACGAATAAATGGCAGAAAATCAATAACGCCTGGTATTACTTTGACAGCAACGGCTATATGAAAGCTAACACATGGCACAAGCATTCGGATGGGTACTGGTATTACTTGCTACCAAATGGCGCAATGGCGACTGGTTGGGTCAAGTACAAGGAACATTGGTATTATCTCGATGCTAATGATGGAGATATGAAATCCAATCAGTTTGTCAAGTCGGCAGATGGCACAGGTTGGTACTACCTTAAATCAGACGGAACAATGGCAGATAAGCCAGAGTTTACTGTTGAGCCTAACGGGCTCATTACTACAAAATAATCTTAAAAATAAATAGAAAGGAAACTTTCTAAATTGTTCTTTCACCGCAGGCTCAAGCTTGCGGTTTTTTTGTTTGCTCTGAAATACGCTTGACAATCGCTTGAAACCCTTGAGAAACACTTATAGATAGAGGTTAAGAATAATACTTTTCGCTTGAATATCGTTTGTTTGCTCTGGAAAGCTTGGATTTTAAATCCAAGCTATTTCTCCGAAAGTACTTTCAAAATCAAAAAAGTAATGATTTTTTCACTACTTTTTTATTTTTTACGAATAGATAAGTAAGGAGGAAGAAAACATGAACATTTTAAATATTAAACTTGCAAGCGTAGAGCAGACAGATTTAGGTTTTGAGCATTGGATAGATGTAACTTACAAGGTGCCGATTTTAAAAAATGAGTACACGGTCAAGCTGTTGCTGCTCATGGAATGCAAGATAGAGGACCAAGAGGTTATTGAGTACCTGGTCAGCACTTGGAAGTATCGTGATCTCGTGTTGCATTCATTGCAGATGTATGAGATGGAAAAAATCAATAATTTTAGTATCGTTGATTGAGATGTTGGTGGTCTTGCTCATCATCAGTGTGCTTCTATTACTCTTTGTACCTAATCTGACCAAGCAAAAAGAAGCAGTCAACGACAAAGGAAAAGCTGCTGTTGTTAAGGTGGTAGAAAGCCAGGCAGAGCTTTATAGCTTGGATAAAAATGAAGATGCTAGCCTAAGCAAGTTACAAGCAGATGGGCGTATTACTCCTGAACAGGCTAAAGCCTATAATGAATACTATACTAAAAACGGAGGAGCAAATCGTAAAGTCAATGATTAAGGCCTTTACCATGCTGGAAAGTCTATTAGTTTTGGGTCTTGTGAGTATCCTTGCCTTGGGCTTGTCCGACTCTGTCCAGTCCACTTTTGCGGCGGTAGAGGAGCAGATTTTCTTTATGGAGTTTGAAGAACTGTATCGGGAAACCCAAAAACGCAGTGTAGCTAGTCAGCAAAAGACTAGTCTAAACTTAGCTGGGCAAACGATCAGTAATGGCAGTCAAAAGTTGACAGTTCCTAAAGGAATTAAGGTACCATCAGGCCAAAACATTACATTTGACCGAACTGGGGGCAATTCGTCCCTGGCTAAGGTTGAATTTCAGACCAGCAAAGGAGCGATTCGTTATCAATTATATCTAGGAAATGGAAAAATTAAACGCATTAAGGAAACAAAAAATTAG